GTGTCACAGGGTTGGGTTCCGGTGTCCTCAACTGTGACAATTGGGTCTGGTGGTTCTACTAATACCAGTGGTGGTTCTTCTCTTTATTCAGGACTAATTGCCGGTGGCGGTGGAACAGGCGCCGGAAATGGTGGTTCATATCCAGCAGGAGTCGGATTAAACGGCGGTGGCGGTGGCGGTGCCAATTACTCAAACAGTGCTGGTGCTGGTTCAACATCTTATTACGGCAATACATCTTATGGAAGTTCTGCTGGCGCTAGCGGAATTAGTGGCGCTGGTGGCGCTCAATCGGGTTCAACACCAACAACTGGCGGAACCGGATACGGTGGCGGTGGCGGAGGCGGAGGCGGTGGAACAAGCACCGGTGGCTCTGTGGGAAATGCTGGCACTGGAGGCAATGGATTAACCGGTGGCGGTGGCGGTGGCAGTAACGCTACTGCGGGAAACGGTGGGTCAAGCGTTAACTTTTCTGGTGGAACTGCAACGGGAACTGGTGGCGCTGGCGGTGCCGGATACCTCGCCGCAGGTGGAAGCACTTCAACGACAGCGGGGGGAAATGGCGGTTCCGGTGGCGGTGGAGCCGGTGCGCCTGGAAGCGGTGGCACTGGCGGTACAGGCGGCAACGGCTGTGTCCTTCTATACTATTAATACCAATATCTTTAAGGAGAAACAATGGCAACATTTGCTGTAATTTCAGGAAACATCGTTAGCAACGTTATTGTTGCTGACACTCAAGAAGACGCTGAATTGGTTACCGGTTCAACTTGCGTCGAATACACAGACAAGAACCCAGCAGGAATTGGCTGGGCATACGATGCAACAACAGGTGAGTTCACGGCTCCAAAGCCAGTAGAATCACCAGCATCTAACTAATACTTTTACTCTCAATCTAAGCAGGGCCCCTCGCAGTGCGGGGGGTCTTTTGCTGCATCAAAACAAAGGACAAACATGACAACACCTGTCACCCCACCCGTACCCGGCAACGTTGCATGGGCTCACTGGGCAGTTGCTGACCGCATTGCTCACCCACTTCACTGGATTTATAGTGAGTCCAGTGACCGCATGAATAACATTGGTCAATGGCCAATTAAGTTCCCCGTCACGACGGATTGCTCCGGCTCGGCTACTTTGTTTTGTTGGTTGGCTGGATTTGGTGACCCCAATGGTCTTAAGTTTGACCACGAGGGATACACCGGCACACTTCTTAGCCATGAAGAGCACCTTGCTTTGTTTGCAAAGAACGCAAAGGGTGTGCTCGTTGAGGATGTTGTTCCTGGCGACCTTGTTGTATATGGCCCTGGAACCGGCTGGCACGTTGCAACAATTATTGAAGTTCACGGCAAAGATATTCTTACCGTATCTCACGGCGAGCAGGGTGACCCTTCCTATGTTTGGGTTAATACTCCTAGCGCCAATCCTCACAATTACGCCGTTGACGGACGTGAACCACAAACCTTCCTCAGGGTCAACAAGACAGTAGTAGGAACTGCGCACACACCTCCGGCTGCATAGTATGTTTGCCTCATTTATTAACAGTTCAAGTTTTTGGACTAACTACGCAGACAACTGGATTTGGTTTGGCGGTGGTGTTATTGCGGTCGGTGGATTCATTTGGAACCAACACCGCAAAGCACTAGCCAAGGTCGTTAAGCAAGAAGTCAACAGCGAAATTGATAAAGACTTTATTGAAAAACTTGCCAGAGAGGTTGAACAAATTCACCACGAAACCCAACACAATGGGGGTAGCAGTATGAAGGACGCACTGAAGCGTCTAGAAGAAAGCACTGAAAAGGGCTTTAACAAGATTGAAAAACAACAAGAACAACTGGAACGTTACATTCAGAAACTAGACAAGGCGCTTGAAAGGCACTTTGGATACCACCAAGGAATTGATGGCTGAGATGCCTAGTAAACAATCTCATTGGGAATTTCACCCTTTTGTACGAAGCGGTGAAGAACGAACATTAGGGGAACGAGCCGCTGATGCAATGCGTCACGGAATGGGGAGTTGGCCCTTTGTTTTTGCATTCGTAGTATTTATGACCGTATGGATGGCGGCAAACGCATTTTCGAAACACCCGTTCGATGCATATCCGTTCATCCTTTTAAACCTTATGCTCTCAACCCTTGCGGGTTTGCAGGGAGCAATCCTACTTATCGCCGCAAAGCGTGCTGACCGCATTTCGGCAGAACTAGCCAAGTATCACTTGGAAGTCAGTGAATCAACAAAGCAAATGCTGGAGGAACACCGACAAATGCTTGAAAGGCTTACTAAGTGAAAATTTGGTTAGACGTATTGCTTTATTCGGGCGTTGGCTGTTTGGCCATGATTGCCCGTGACATTTTAAATACTGTCCTAACAGACGCCATTGCCAACGGACGACACAAATTGGCTGGCGACATGGATGGGTTAAGCGACATTGTAAACATCATCCTGGCTTCTTTTTCAGGTGTTCAACTAATCCATCTTGGCTGGCGTGGCTGGCTTGGCATTTTGCCAATTGGAATCGTTGGAAAGTTTACAACTGAACGCGCAGTTAAGTGGTCTCACAAAAACATCAAGGAGGAAGCGTAATGGCTGAACGTATTGCTGGAAAGCGCGGTAAGGGCGCTGCCGTAGAACTATCAATGGGAACCTTGAAAAACTACATCAAGGGACCAATGTACAAGCCACCACGTTCGTTTGATTATTCAAGCCGTGTTGCTAAGTACCCAATGGCACTGAACGACACGTATGGTACGTGCACCATTGCTGGTGTTATTCACATGCTTCAACTTATCTATGCCGAAATCGGTGAGGACTTTGAATACCCAGGCGATGATGCGGTAAAGGAAACCTACTTTAAGTTGTCTAATGGCGCTGACACTGGTCTTGTAGAACAATCAGTTCTTCAGACCTGGATGAAGGACGGTCTTTTCAACAACAAGATTTCCGCTTATGCTCCGGTCAACATTAAGAACCGTGACGAAATGATGGCCGCTATCTACTTGTTTGGTTCAGTTTACCTTGGCGTAGAAATGCCAGACAGCGCAGAGATTCAGTTTGAACAGCACCAGCCATGGCACTTGGACGGAACGTACGAACCACCTTCTGGCGGTCACTGCGTTGTTGCAACTGGTTACAACCGCTTTGGTATTGACATCATTACCTGGGGAGCAACCGAATCGATGACGTGGGGTTGGTGGGAAGAATATGGTTCAGAGGCTTGGGTTGTTATTCCCGAAGTCTTTGTTGAAGCAGACCACGGCCCCGTTTGGAACATTGACATACTTGCACTACAACAGGACTTGAAGAACCTTGATAACTAACCCAGACATTAAACCCGGCGATGCCATCTTTGCTAAAACAAATAATTTTTATGGCACCATGATTCGCGCTGCTCAGGCTACACGTTGGTGGCAGGGGCATACAAAAAACCACATGGCTATTGTTGTAAAGGTTGACCCCGATGGTCAAATCTGGGTTGTCCAGATGGCTCGTCACGGTGAACTTGTGAAACTAGAAGATGTTGCTCCAGGCGGCGAACTTTGGTGGACTCCAATGCCAGATGAACTTGACCGTCAGCGTGCAGTTGATTACGCAATGGGCAAGGTCGGAGAAGACTACGGAGTTTTGACCATTTTTAGCATTGGACTAAATCTAATGCTTCCCGATTTTATGATTTTAGATATTCGCCGTGAAGGAACTCTTATTTGTTCCGCGCTCGTAGCACGTTGCTGGGAGCATGGCGGATGGAACTGCCCAGTTGACCCATTCCAAATTACACCCGGACAATTCTGGGAAGTTATTGGACGAGTCGGAACCCAAATTCAATAAGGACTATTTATGACTTCATCAAACGAAACATTCAACAACACTACTTGGCACCCAATTGCACCCTATCCCGTTTTTGTTGACACAACAACTGGCTCTATTCAGCACTTTAACGGTTCTGTTAATACTCAGGTCGGTGGATTTGCTCCAACATTTACCAGCGGCGTTTCAATGACTTCTGGTACGGCAATTCAAAACACCGCGCCTTGCTTTGCTACTTACTACATTTTTATTGGTGGTGCAGCAAGCGGGACTGTAGCGGTTGCTTTTGGCCCTACCAGTGCTTGCGCAAACGTTGTAATTCCTGCCTCTGCCGGAAATGCGGCAACAAATCACGCATTGACCGTTCGCGTTCCTTCCGGTTGGTACCTTAAGGTAACTACGACAAACAGTGCAACCATTAGTTCTGTAAACGTATTGACCGAAGGTTCTTTCTAGCATGGCCGGGACACCGGCACATGACCAGACGGTCACACATCATTACGTTGTTCACTACCCTGACCACGAACCACGTGAATCTGACCCGCACTACAGGGACTTCAATGCCTACAGACGCCGTACGAAAAGCACTGCTCAGTGCGCTATTGGCTTGCATCGCAATGACTTTAGCGAATGTTCTTTGAACAAGCCACTGGAACTCCACCACGCGCATATTGAATTTTCGTTGCAAAATGGTGTAGACCTTCAATGGCTGGAAGCAGATTACCCTGGCGTATCAGACCCAGAAACCATTGGTGCTTGGGTTGAAAGCGCCGAAAATCTTATGTGGCTCTGCGAAGCGCACCACAGAGGTGCAGGCGGAATACACACAGCAAGCGCGAGCGATTTCGAGGCTGAGCGTTACGTACGGGGGCTTATTAGTCCCGTAACAGAAACCAAAGAATAGGTTAAACCATGGCATTCCCTACCGAGACAACCATACGTTCGTACGGTGGTTCAGTACCACCCACCTATATCACCACAGACATTCCGGATTACTACACGCCATTTCAGACAATTACGATTGCTTCTGCTGCTGGCTGGTACGAGGTTAGCCCAACGGGCCAAGCGACCACAAACCCGCTTGGAACGTCTGGGCCTTTTGTCATTACAATTAACCCCGGAGCAACAAACGAAGAAACAGTTCTTTGTTCTGCTGTTGACATTGAAAACTCATTTATTACTGTATGGTATGACGACGAGGGGAACAACGGTCGTGGGTATGACGCAACCATTATTCACACCCACTATCACCAGACTACACAAACAAAGGTAAACGACCTTTATCACGGTGCTTCTGCGGTAGAAAGCCTTCAATTTAACCAAGGCGTCGTTGATGCAATTAACATTGCTAATGAGGCTTTGACTTATGCAAAGATTCAAGGACCACAGGGTTTCCAAGGTGCTCAGGGCTATCAGGGTTCTACTGGCCCTCAAGGCTCAACCGGAGCAACAGGAGCACAAGGAGTCCAGGGTGCAACTGGAGTTCAAGGACCACAAGGATACCAAGGTAATCAGGGTGTTCAAGGTGTTCAAGGTGTTCAAGGAACGCAAGGAAATCAAGGATTCCAAGGTAATCAAGGTACTCAAGGTGTAACTGGTACCACTGGTACCAAGGGTGATACTGGTGCACAGGGCCCTCAAGGTTTTCAAGGTACTCAAGGAAACCAGGGTTTTCAAGGCCCTACCGGTTCCCAAGGTACTACCGGAGCAACCGGTGCCCAAGGTTCTACTGGCGCACAAGGCACTCAGGGCCATCAGGGGTACCAAGGAGTTCAAGGTGCGCAAGGATACCAGGGCCCTACAGGTGCACAGGGCACCCAGGGCTACCAAGGTAATCAGGGTGTTCAGGGCGTCACTGGTGACATTTACCACACTTCTTCGACTACATCATTAACTATTTCCGCCACATCTCAATCGCTTACGATTGGAACCGGCCTTGCCTACACCGCTGGTCAAAGCGTTGTAATCGCATACAACACGTCAAATTACATGAATGGTTTGGTTACTTCCTACAACGCCGGTACTGGCGCTATGGTCGTTGCCGTTAATACCATTATGGGTTCTGGCACATATTCTTCTTGGAGTGTCAACCTTGACGGTGCAACCGGTGTTCAGGGTGCGCAAGGATTCCAGGGTAGCCAAGGTAACCAAGGGTTCCAAGGCGCTCAGGGTAGTCAAGGCACTCAAGGCAACCAGGGGTTCCAGGGTAATCAGGGCACGCAAGGCTACCAAGGACAAACTGGAGCGCAGGGTTCAACCGGTGCAACGGGCTCACAAGGCGCAACAGGCGCACAAGGCCCAATGGGTTCGCAGGGCTCTCAAGGTTCAACCGGTTCTACTGGTGCTCAGGGCGCTCAGGGTTCAACAGGCCAACAGGGGGCACAGGGCTACCAAGGCTCGACCGGAGCCCAGGGTGTTCAAGGTTATCAAGGCACTCAGGGAAACCAGGGAACTCAAGGTAACCAGGGACAAACAGGTTCACAGGGCTCACAGGGTGCAACTGGCTCCACAGGTGCTCAGGGTTATCAAGGAAATCAAGGTTTCCAAGGTTCAACTGGTGCGCAGGGTGCGCAGGGCTATCAGGGCGTTCAAGGCGCAACTGGAAACACTGGCGCTCAAGGAACTCAAGGCTACCAAGGTACGCAAGGTGCGCAGGGAAATCAAGGCGCTCAGGGAAGCACTGGTTCTCAGGGTTCTACCGGAGCGCAAGGCTCCACGGGTGCTCAGGGCGCCCAGGGTTCGACCGGAGCAACTGGTTCGCAAGGTTACCAGGGATACCAGGGATACCAAGGTGCTCAAGGAGGCACTGGTGCTCAAGGTTCAATAGGTGTGACTGGTGCACAGGGATTCCAGGGCTATCAAGGAAACCAGGGCTACCAAGGCCAGACAGGTACTCAAGGCGCCACGGGCTCGCAAGGCGCTCAGGGATACCAGGGTGTAACCGGTGCACAAGGCTCTACTGGAGCGCAAGGCTCACAAGGTACGCAAGGAACTCAAGGCAATCAAGGTTTTCAGGGCACGCAGGGTTATCAAGGTGTTCAGGGCTCCACTGGCACACAAGGGGCAACCGGTTCGCAGGGGAACCAGGGATACCAAGGCAGTCAGGGCTTCCAGGGGAATCAGGGATTCCAAGGAAATCAGGGCCACCAGGGGGCGCAAGGCTCTCAAGGATACCAAGGAAACCAAGGTGCCCAAGGTGCGCCATCTGCCTTAAATGCTCACGCATCAGTTCAAGTTGCAGATACTTTTGGTACCACAAATTCATCTACTTACACCGCCGGTACCATTGACGCAAACGGTGGTTATGGTATCGGTGCAACCCTGACCGCAACCGCAAACGGCGCTCTTGTAATTGACGGTGTGACCCTTGCCGCTAATCAACGCGTACTTGTTGCATCAAACACGAATGCTAAGTACAACGGTATTTACACCGTAACAGCAACAGGTTCTGGTTCGACCAAATGGGTCCTTACTCGTTCGTCCGACTACAACGACAGCGTTCAAAGCGAAGTTGGTGCTGGTGACTACACGCTCGTAATTGCCGGTACAACAAACATGGGTAAGACCTATGAAATGATTTCATCCGGTTCGTACTCTGACGGTTCAATTATTATTGGCACCGACAACATTAACTGGACACAGGTTTCAGGTCAGGGCCCTCAAGGTCCTCAAGGTGTTCCTGGCGCTGGCGGCGTTATTGCCCACTACATTTCAGCGTACGACACAACTATTCAAACGATTATCAGCACAACAACCGCCTACCCAGTAAACATAAACACTGTTGCCGAAAGTAACGGAGTTACAATTGTTAGCGGTAATCAAATTACTTTTGCTTACGCTGGTACTTACAATTTACAATATTCAATTCAGTTCTACAGCAGCGACAGCAATGGTGACACGGTTGACGTATGGCTTCGCAAGAACGGCACAGATGTTGTAGATACCAATTCTGAATATGGACTTCCAGGTACCTCACACGGTGGTACCGGTGCAATGATTGCTGCTATCAACTATGTTTTGACTTTGAGTGCAGGCGATTATCTGCAACTTATGTGGGCTGCTTCTTCAACAAGTGTCCAAATTGACACACTTGCGGCAGGCACTACCCCAACAACACCCCAAACTCCTGGCGTAATTGTAACGGCACAGCAAATCACCTACCAGGGCGTTCAAGGCGCACAAGGTTTTCAAGGCTCGCAAGGTTCACAGGGAAATCAAGGAGCACAAGGTTTTACCGGCGCTCAAGGTGCCACTGGCTCTCAGGGCACTCAGGGAAATCAAGGTTATCAGGGGGTTCAAGGCTCGGCTGGAGCACAAGGTTCTACAGGGGCCACTGGAGCCCAGGGTTCTCAAGGCAACCAGGGATTTCAAGGATACCAAGGCAATCAGGGCTCAACCGGCGCACAAGGTAGCCAAGGCTACCAGGGTGTGACTGGAGCACAAGGCTCCACCGGAGCGCAAGGAAGCCAGGGTTTCCAAGGCGTTCAGGGCTACCAAGGTTCTACTGGTGCTCAAGGCTCGGCAGGCGCTCAGGGAACTCAGGGATACCAAGGTACGCAAGGTGCAACCGGTGCAACTGGTGCTCAGGGAACACAAGGTTACCAGGGCTATCAGGGCTCTACTGGTGCCCAAGGGTCCACTGGTGCTACTGGTGCACAGGGGACGATGGGAGCGCAAGGGTATCAAGGTGATTCTGGCCCACAAGGATTCCAAGGTAATCAAGGTACTCAAGGATTCCAAGGTTCGACTGGTGCTCAGGGTTCAACTGGAGCACAGGGTTCCACTGGCGCACAAGGCGCTACTGGTGCACAAGGTAATACTGGTGCCCAGGGTAGCCAAGGTTACCAAGGTGCGCAAGGTCCACAGGGGTACCAGGGTTCAACTGGTTCTCAGGGTTCTACAGGTGCACAAGGCTCTCAGGGCTCGCAAGGATATCAAGGGTACCAAGGCGGTACCGGTGCGCAAGGTTCAACCGGCGCTCAGGGCTCAACGGGTTCTCAGGGCGCAACCGGACCACAAGGCTCCACGGGCGCTACTGGTTCTCAGGGCGTCCAGGGTGCTACTGGTTCCCAGGGATACCAAGGAACAACCGGTGCCCAGGGACCGCAGGGTTATCAGGGCAATCAAGGAACGCAAGGGTACCAGGGGTACCAGGGAAATCAGGGTTTCCAGGGGTACAGCGACCACTACGCAAGCACAAGTACAACTTCTTACACGCTAGGAACTGGAACTGCAACCATAACTATTGCAACGGGTCTTTCATGGACTCCGGGGCAAGGTGCTGTAATTGCCTACAATAGTTCTAACTACGTTGTAGCAACTGTTAACACATATGACTCCATCACTGGTGCTTTCAACTTTACAGTTGGAACAACCCCTGGTGACGTTGTTGGTTCGGGAACTTACTCTGCATGGACTGTAAACCTTGACGGAGCAGTTGGCGTACAGGGCGCTCAAGGTTCTCAGGGTTTCCAGGGTACGCAAGGAAATCAGGGCTACCAGGGTAATCAAGGAGTTCAGGGCTACCAGGGAAACACAGGCTCTCAGGGCGTTCAGGGTTCCACTGGTTCACAGGGTTCACAGGGCTCACAAGGCTCCACCGGTGCAACTGGTGCACAAGGCCCGCAAGGCTACCAGGGAAGCACGGGCTCGCAAGGTTCGCAGGGTTACCAAGGATATCAGGGTGCAACCGGCCCTTCCACGGGTTCCGCTGGTGGTGACCTTACAGGTTCCTACCCTAACCCTACACTTGTTGCAACGACAAACGTAGAGTCAATTATTTCCGCCAACACGACCGTAGCCGGTGCGTTACAAACTTCCGGCGGAACTATGACGGGCGCCCTTTCTGTTCCTAGTCTTGACGTAACTAACGTACCTTCAAGCACTGTTTCCACCAATTACGGCCCATCACAAATTGGTTCAGCATTGGGTTACTCCGATGTCAACATTATGGAATCAATTGCTGAAAACGTTAACAACTACACCCAGGTAATTATTCAGAACCTTAGCAATGGATACCAGGCCAGCGCAAACTTCAACATTTCTAATGACCAGGGAACCAACAACTCCAACTATGGTGAAATTGGTATTAACTCTTCAGGCTTCCAAGGCTCTGGTGCTTTTAACTCCCCAGGCAACGTTTACGTTGCATCAGCAACCACAGACCTTGCAATTGGTACATACAGTTCAAAGCCGATTCACTTTGTTGTTAATAACGGCGCAACTGATGCGATGACCATTAGCGCAGCCGGTAACACGACAATTTATGGCACTCTTGCTATGAATAGTCAAAAGATTACTGGTCTTGCCAATGGAACTGCATCTACTGATGCCGCCGCATTTGGTCAGATTCCTACCGCCGCAACATCGAGCGTAGAAGGAATCATCCAACTTTCGGGCGACCTTGGCGGAACCGCTTCATCCCCGACCGTAGTTGGAGTAGGAAATGTCACGACTGGAACTCTTAGTGTTTTGCATGGTGGTACTGGAGTAACAACTTCAACTGGTAGCGGTGCAAACGTTCTTTCTACTTCTCCCACGCTGGTTACACCAGTTCTTGGAGTTGCAACCGCAACGTCAATTAACGGGACTTCAATCCCTTCGTCCGCAACGTTAATTACAAGCACCACAACATCGTTGCCAAGCGTTACTTCTGTCAACGGAACAACAATTCCGTCAAGCGCAACTCTTATTACATCAGCAACAACATCTTTGCCAAACGTTACAAGCGTAAATGGCACTACAATCCCGTCCAGCACGACCCTTGTCGGTTCAGCATCTCCAACCTTTACTGGTACGATTACATTGAATGGTACGGTTGTGGCAACAAATGGTTCCGGTGCGATGCAAGATAACGATGTCCAAACAATGATGATTATGGGTGCCTACTAATGTCTACCGGATTTAAATTTGGTTATTTTGGAACGCCGGTTTATTGGTATCAAAGTCAAACCTATGTTCAAACACAGGTGCAACCTGGAACCGTTTCGATAATTGACGCTTCTGGTTCAGTCTTTTTAAAAGATTTTTGTCCCCCATTGTGTTTAATAGTTAAAACACCTCAAATGTGGACAAAAGATTTATCACCAGAACTTTGCATTTATGATTTTGCAGATACAATTGAAATCGAAACACTTTTACCTGAAGGATAATTAATGTATTCATTTACAACCAACCACTACACCCAGGGAACCGCCATTACTCTTGCTACCAAGGAGCCTTTTACGGCAATAGACGGGACTATTATTGACCCTGACGTTGTTCTTTTTGGATTCCAGATTGACGGCGATTCAAGTAAGACGTACACTTTTACTTACACTTACGGCACTGGTGACCCCACTGGCACAATTGTTCGAACCGGTCTTGGGCTTTACCAAGCAACCATTGACTCGGACGCTTACGCCCCTGGCGTTTGGGTTTACAGCATCGCTTGCGAGCCAAGTTCATCTGTAAATCACGACTCTACAAAGACAAAGATTCGTCGCATGAATCAACTCATTGTTGATGCACCCCCATTTTCTTTGGGATAACCATTGACTTTTGCCTGGTTTTTTGGTATAGTTCTGTTAACCGAATAAAGGAACGGTGATGCCAAAACCAGATTTGTCTGAATTTTTTGAAAAGCCCGTAAGGATTTGTGTTGCTGGGCGAATTATAAATCTTCTGTCGGAAGAAGACCGTGAAAAGGTTCTTGCCGCTTTTGAAGATAGCACTATTGACACTGCTTCAATAGTCCGCGTAATAAATAAACGAGGCTTTGACGCCAAGCATCCCGCTATGCTACGTCATCGCAAAAAGGAATGTTGCTGTGGCAAGTAAAAAAGTAGACCTTAGTGAATTCGAAAAACCAGAACCCGAATCAAAAGCATCTGACCCAAAACCGTTTGTGGAAGTTGGTCCGGACGGTGGTGAGTTTTCTACTGGAACTCTTCGCAAACCCCTAGACCTTTCCGGAGACTGGACAGAGGTTCTCGAAGGCTTTGGCCTTGACCCAGAAGTTTTTTACGTTGTCAATGACACCGTTCGAATGAGCAAGTGGCAACAATCAAAGCGCACCGAAGACGGCAACCGTGACATTGTTTGGCTTTACTCTTACAAGGCTCAGTTTGCTCGCCGTGCACCCGAAGCAACACCATTGGACATTAAGGCTTTGCAAGCAAAGATTGACAAGTGGCGTCCTTCAAAGAAGCCAGTGTCTTCAAAGAATTCATTTAACCTACCATCAACTTTTGTTGTTTGTTGGTCTGACTGGCAAATTGGAAAGTCTGCTGGTGGCGGTGTTGAGAAAACAATTGAGCGAATTCAAGAGAGTTTTGATTTAACCCTTGAGCGCATTGAAGAATTGCGCAAAATGGGTCGAAACATTGAACGAGTTGTTATTATTAACGAAGGTGACCCCACGGAAGGATGCTCCGGAAACTACAGTTCCCAGACATTTTCAGTAGAACTCACTCAGCGTGAACAACTTAACCTTGTTCTTGATTTATGGATTGCTGGAGTAATGGCAATTAAACCAGATGTTTTTGCTTCTGTCCTCTGCAATCACGGTGAGTGGACACGCAATGGCGGAAGTAAGCCAATTACGACTGATTCAGACAACGCTGGCGGCTACCTTGCCGACACTCTTAAGCGTGTGTTTGATGGACGTACAGACGGTCCTTCTGAGTGGGTAATAGCCCATGACGAGTTTGTTCAGACAATGGAATTGTCAGGCGTTCCAATTGCGTTTACACACGGTCACAAGATTACTAGCGATTCAAAGGAATTTGAATGGCTTCGTGGTCAAGGGCAACGTTTGCAATACGAGCAAGGCGTAATGCCACGACTATGGATTACAGCGCACCGTCACCACGTTCGTGTTGATGACTACGGCCCTTTCTGGCGTTTGCAATGCCCAAGCCAAGACGGTGGTTCTAAGTGGTATTCTGACTCATCTGGCAAGTGGAGCACACCAGGAACACTTACGTTCCTTGTTGGTGAGCACGACCCTCGCGGTTGGTCTGACCTTGCAGTTCTTGGTTCTTACGAGGGTCACTCTTAATGGCTAAACGCAATAAAGAGCCGACCAACGTAAAAGTTGCAAAGCAAATTAACTTGCGCCGAAACAAGGGTGAAAAGTACAAGTGGACACCTTGCCTTGTTTGTGGTGATTTATGTCCACAACACACAGAAGGATTGTATTCAGAATTGGACTCGGTTCACTTTACTTGTAGGTATGAACCAGAGTACGAAAACCTTGCTAAAAAACTAAAAAAACAACGAGCAGAAGAAGCAAAAATCTCTTTATTCTAGGCTTGTTTCTAACCACGCTTCCTCCGCATCAAAACCCTTCTCTATCCAATTGATTCTTTGTTCAGGGGAAGAACCGCCCCAGACACCATGTGTTATTTTGTTGTCCAGCGCATACTGCAAGCACTCAAATTGAACTGGGCAGACCATGCAGACTTCCCTGGACTTTCTTACTTGCAAAGACTGACCCTTACCAGGAAAAAATTCCTGAAGGTCCTTATCTCGGCACAAGGCAAGAAAGTAGAAGTCGGGTCGCATGTCTTGAAGTGCTTTGACAAACTCCCAAATTTCGTAGTCGCTGTATTCAATTTCCATTATTCACTCCGCTCAACAACATGCAGGTACGTGACGTTTCTTGCGAGTTGACGAGTTTCTAAAGTTGATTTCCAGCCACAAGAACACTTGGCATCAAACTTGCCTTTGTTCAATATGATTTCGCTGTAGTGACTTGTGTTGCGCATGACTTTGCGGTTCACTGCTCCCACGACCATTTCCTTAATCCCCGTCGGTGTGCTTCTTCTGGGTTGTCTGTAATCATAGTATGACAATAACGACAAACAGACATGTAGTTACTCAAATCTCCGCCAATAATCTTACCGCCAACTCCGCGTGGCAAAATTTCGTGGACATCAGAAGACTTAGTATAGCACTTGTCATCCCAACGTGCTTGGCAAACTGGGTGTAATTCAAGAAATTCTTTAACAAAACCAGAGCGGGATTTATAAATTTCTTTCATTTTAGCGGAACGGGGCTGGAGCGATTTTGTCGCTTTCAGCCCCGTTTTCGTCTTTAAAGAAGATTTTGCTTTTAATGAAGTTTTGCTTTGAAGACCCTTCTTGCTAGCAAGTGCCTTGCGACGTTCCATTACAAATCTACATGCTGTTGTTGCGTGTCAATGATTGCAATCAAGCGGTGTAGTTGGTTGACCTCATATTCTAGTTCTTCATTTTCAGACTGAAGTTCACGAACCATGGTTTCAAGTTCTTTAACGTACGCTTGCAATTCATCTTCGTAGGACATTTAGTTTCCTGACTCTCGGTAGGAAGCCATAAGGCTTCTCAGGGCTTCTAATCTGGAACGGACCGACAGCAACGCTTGGCGAGTGGCATCGTTTTTTGCTTTAGCCGCTTCCATTGCCATGCGTTCTTTTTCCGTTTCGACCGTTGCAATATCCTCCGCAATATCGGCGGTCATTTTCACACCTTCTCGGTTGCCCCCAAACCTAGCCTCTAAGCGGTTTCGGGCGAAGGCAACCTTGAAAGCAGATTCTGCATAACCGTATTCATCAGCAGTTCCAGCAAAGTCCTTTGTCAGTTCAGCCATTTGGTTCATGGCATGACGCATTGACTCTTCAATGTTGATGTAACTAAACGGTAGTGCGTATTCTTCAGCCATTAGAAGTCTTCTTCCTCCCACGGCTGAACTACTGGTGCGGACTTCTCATTCTTTGAGATAGATACCGTAGCAAATCGAAGCAATGCTCCAACCTCGTCGGCAATAACCTCTACTGCCGTTCCCTTGCTACCGTCCTTGCGCTCGTATTCCTTAACCTCAAGGCGACCAGAAACGATTACTGAAGACCCCTTAGCCAAAGAAGCGTGAATGTTCTCTGCGGTCTTTCCAAAAGCAACAACATCGTAGAACGACGTGTGCTCCTTTTCCTTTACACGGCGAGTAGATGCAAGACCAAATCGCACGCGGGCTGTACCACTGTCACCAAAGGTAAGTTCCGTGTCACGGGTAAGGTTTCCTGTAACTGTAATTGTTGAATTCATTTTTTTATTCCTTCCTATTGTAGAGATTGTAGATGTTCGATGACTGCCTTGGCTTCATCAAACGTAAGTGATTCAAGGCTTTCGACCGGACGCTCAACAATGCTTTCAATTACCTCGTACTGCTTAAGGTCGTCATAGTTGAGTGACTTGTGGCAAATAGCCCAAATCATCTTGCACATCTTTTCGGTTGCCATGTTTGCACCGGTTGATTGTCCAGCAGCCTTAGCAACCTTTGACTTGAAATCACTGGCAGGCTTTTCGCTGGACTTTGACTGAGTGCCTGTATTGGGCTGAGACTGAGAAGCGGCGTTGCCGTCATCGTCTTCATCTGCAACCAGACCCAAAACGCTCATGTATGAATAACGACGAGCATAAGTCGTTGCACTACCCTGAGCCTGAGGCGTTATAAAACCATTCTTGTCCGGAACCAAGTGCAACTTCATTGAGTATGAAATGTACTGACCTGATTCATGGATGAGGTGCGTAATAAGAGCATCACTACCATCTTCGGTATATGTGATGAATTGGCTAACTGCCAAACCATTCTTGGCAAGAATTGGGGTAGCCGCCGCTACTACTTCGGGCAAAGCCGCGTACTTGCTGTTGAAGAACGGGTTGTTTGATGACTTGGGAATTGCTGAGAACTCCCCTTGTGCTTTAACTAAAGCGGAAGCGAGTTCGTTAATTTCAACACTCTGCATTTTAATTCCTTTCTATTGTGGTGACCATCTTGGCGGTCAAAAACATTGTAGCACAGCAAACTTTATTTGTCAAGTTCACTATTTTCTTTTCTAGTTTGAATCAAACGAAGATTACTGGAACTGTAGACCCTTGAATCTGAAGTGTAATACCTGTAATCGCCATTTTCGTAAATGGTAATTGCGTCAATACGAAAAACAACCCTTGATGGCAAATGTTCAACAATGTCGCCTGGCCAAAATGGAATTGATAAATTTTCATTCATTACTTAACCGCCCTTAAAGTGCGAGCGCCAGGACGGACCTTCTTGAAACGCTCAAAGATTTCAGGTGCTTCAGACTTAAGTCGGTCTGTGTCAAGGGATTCAACGTCTTTGCTTGCCTTGTACGAAAGAATTGCCTTACCGTTAACAGTGGCAAATTCAGCATCACCAATCAATTCAAGAATGCGAGCACGCAAAGCCTTTCGAACCTTGTCCGCTTCTTCGGCTTCCTGCTTTGCTTGGCTAAAAGCCTCCCAAAGGCCATACAGTTCTGTGCCACCTTCGTAGCCCTTGCCTTCCTCATGGCGTGGATAGCGTTGCTGAAGTGCTGATTCGGTTGCATCAGAACCGTCAACTTCAGGAGCAATGCCGAACTTGACGCAATCCCAGAACTGTTGCTCTGCAATGACCATGTTTTCGGCGATGTTCTCGTCCCATGGCATTTCACGAACCTGAAGTCCGGAGCCACCGACCAATGCTGAAAAAACAACAGACTTCCATCCGGTGACAACTCCGTAGTGGTATCCCTGAAGCATGTAACTTTCAGGAATTTTGTCACCCGCCCAAGATGCTGGGTTTCCAGGACTTGCAATACCAGCAGTCTTTACTTCAAGAATGCCGAGGACACCACTTGGTTCTTCAACGCTACGCCAGTCAGTTACAACTCCCGCAGGAAATTGCTCGCTGGGCTCAACAATAAGAAAGTCAAGGTTGGCAAACATGAACTCAAGACCTTCTTCTTGAGATACAAGAATCACAGGCCATTCAACAACTGCCTTGTTGTAGTCCTCGGCGTATCCTTCTGCAACGATTCGCTCTAAACGGTGACCCCACTTGGTTGCTTCGTTTCCAACAAAATCACGCTCTACAATGCCAGACTTCTCAGCCCACAAAGCGTAAGCGGACTTGTAATTGTTCACTCCACAAACGGTGCCTGCATCAGACCCACCAATACCGCCCTCACGAGCCTTGAGCCATTCTTCTTCGGTCATATCCCACACTGGTATTACTTTTACATTATTCATTACTATCCTTTCAATTTTATTGTTCGAGCCACATTGTCTTGGAAATCAATCAATCCTGATTCCCGCAAATCCCGACACACCCCAAACACCGTGCCGAGTGAAACCCCAGTCATCAAAGAAAGGTCACGGTAACTGGGACCGTAAGCGTGACCCTTATACCAATCTTCAATCGCTTTGATAATTAACTTCTCGTTTTCTACCTTAGCATTAATCTTCGTCATTGTCAACACCTACTTCAATGTTTTTTCCTGCCAACTTAATTACCTCGGCGTAAATTTCGTCGTAAAGTTCTGGCGATTCCTCAATGCGTGCCTTTGCCTTGTTTCTTCCGTTAGCAAACTGCTCGCCACCGTAGTAAATCCAAGCGCCAGCCTGTCGAAGAATGCCAAAGTCAATGGCGCAGTCCAACAAAGCGTTTGCCTTTGGAACGCCGACACCGTATTCAAGGTCAAACTCTGCTTGCTTGAAAGGTGGCGCAACCTTGTTCTTTACAACCTTGACACGGGTGCGGTTGGCTGTTGCTTCGTCACCCTTCTTAATTGTCTGAATACGGCGAATGTCTAGTCGAACAGAAGCCGCATAGCCCAAAGACTTTCCACCAGGTGTGTATTCGCTAGGTCCATACATCTTTCCAATAGATTCACGCAGTTGGTTAATAAAGATGACAATGGTTCCGGTCTTAGAAGCCGCACCTGTAATCTTGCGCATTGCCTGACCAACGATTCTTGGTTGTAGACCAACGTGTGCATCTCCCATTTCGCCTTCAAGTTCGGCTCGTGGAACCAAAGCGGCTACAGAGTCAATGACAACAACTGCAACCTCACCGCTATTTGTCAAACGAATAGCCATTTCAAGAGCCTGCTCAGCATTGTTTGGCTGGGCAAAAATCAGGGAAGGAACGTCAACCCCAATAGCCTCTGCGTAAATAGGGTCAAATGCGTGTTCAACGTCAATGTAAGCACACACCATCCCAAGAGCCTGGGCTTCTGCAATCGAGTGCAATGAAAGCGTAGACTTACCACTTGATGGCGGACCGTACATTTCGATGATACGACCCTTAGGAAGACCACCTACGCCCAAAGCCATGTCCAATGGGAGAATACCAGTAGGGATTACCTCAACCGGCACAACGTCCGATGCGTCTAGGCGCATAATAGAGCCAGCCCCAAATTGCTTGTTAATGTCGCTAATAATTGACTCTAGTGAGTCGCTTTTGGCGGATGTTTTCTTTGCCATTTCATTCCTTTCGAAGAATGACCACATTATAGATGAACGAATGTTTAAAGTCAAGGCACAATCGCTATTGACTTTTGAGGGCTAGTAATGTATAATGGTTTTAATGACGACTACAATTAACAAAAAGAACTATGCTTGGTTAGAAGGCAAAGTCATTTACCTAAACAGTAAATTCAGCCTTGACCTGGTGAACGACGTACGAATGATTAAGGGTCGTCAATGGGACGCCCACAACAAACTCAACTCGTTTCCACTCTCATCAATTGATGAGTTCAGGGAATTTGCTAGCAAATGGGGGATTGAACTTGCCCCAGAGTTAATGAGTGCCGAGCGATACGAAACGGGACCTCTGGGCGAAGGTATGAAGCAACTCGAACTTGACGGCGACAAGGTGCGCATCTCTTTTGAGTACAGCCCAGAGATGATTACTTCAGTGCGTGCCTTTATTCCTAGCGCCAGATGGAGCATCAAGGAAAGGGTTTGGCTTGCCCCGTTGAACGACATTATGCAGGTTATGCGGTTTGCTTTCCAGTTCCGTCTCACAATGTCACAAGAGGTCGTAGATGTTGCCCGTGAGATAACCGAGCGTGCCAATAAGTTGCGTGAGGCATCCGAGGCGCTCCACGGCGAAGTTCATATTGAAGACATAGCAATCCCGTTGCTTCCCTATCAGCAGGCGGGTGTTTCCTACATCAAGACCGTTCGCAAGGGGATTATTGGAGACCAGCCTGGACTAGGTAAGACTGCTCAGGCTATCGCTACAGTCGCATCTGAAAGAGCCTTTCCAGCAGTAGTGGTTTGTCCTAATACTTTAAAAATTAATTGGCAACGGGAGATTAAAAAATTTTTTCCGAAAATAAGGGTATCCATACTTACCGGTGGCAAGTCTGTCGAAATCGAAGAATCGGACGTAATTGTCGTTAATTATGACATTCTTTATAACCGTAATGATGACATCATTCAGCACGGATTTAAGTCTTTGATTGTTGATGAATCTCATGCTATTAAAAATGGGCAAAAGAAGCATGTCTGCCCGGAGTGTGGGAGTGCAGTTCGTTCGAACAGTGTGAACTGTGGTGGTTGTGGTTCCCGCGGAATTTCTCCAATGGAGACGTGGACGGTTAAGCGAACCGCTGCTGTTATGCGTTTAGCGAAGATGCTCGGTCCCGATGACTTTACGATTCTTCTTACCGGTACTCCGATTACTAATCGTCCCGATGAACTTATTCCGCAACTGGAAGCGATTGGTCGACTAGACCACTTTGGGGGTGCCTGGAAATTCAAAAATCGATATGCGCCACAGCGCAATACGGCTCTGAATACCCAGGAACTGAACAACAAACTCCGAGAGATGTGCTTTGTGCGTCGTAACAAGAGCGACGTGTATGGCGAACTGCCACCGCTTCGTAACGCTGTTCAGTATCTGTCCATTGACGAGAAGTTGATGAAGGACTACAAGACCGTTGAAGCAGATGCTGTTGAATACTTTGCCCAAAAAGCAAGAGAGATTGCCGAAGAAGAAGGTAGTGACGGCACTTCTGCTTACTGGGAGAAGAAGATTGCTTTGGACAACGCTCGCAACCTGATTCGCATTACTGCTTTGCGTGACAGCGTATCCAAGATTAAGTTGAGTGCCGTTACTGAATGGCTTGACAACTTCCTTGAATCCAGCGAAGACGAGAAGGTTATTGTTTTTGCAGAACACATTGCTATGGTCGAGGCTTTGTTTGACCGCTACAAGGAAGTGGCAGTGAAGATTCGTGGTGGTGTTTCGGTTGAAGACCGCCAGAAGGCTGTTGACAGTTTCCAGAACGACCCTAAATGCAGGGTGTTCGTAGCCAACATGACTTCAGCCAGCGAAGGATTGACCTTGACCGCTGCTTCTGACGTTGTGTTTTGCGAACTTGGCTGGACGCCAGCAATCCATGAACAGTGCGTTAGCCGATGCTATGGTCGTATTAACGACATGCACGGTGCTACTGCTTGGTATTTGCTAGCACCGCAGACCATTGACGAAGACATTTACGGATTGCTTGAAAACAAGCGCAAAATCGTCAATGCCGTTACCGATGGCGAAGACGTGGTTGATGATGGTAGTCTCATCACCGACCTTGTTAAGACACTTGCAGGAAGGGGAATGAACAAGTGAACGAAGTAGTGGGAATTAAGGGATTTGTCTACACAACTATCCCTGAGTGGATTCTGGATGCTGACATTAGCCCATATTCAGTCAGGCTATTTGGCGTTCTTAGCCGATACATTGGGAGCAACGAGGCGGCTTGGCCTTCACGCAGGCTTCTAGCCGAGCGTATGCACTGCTCCATTGACAGGGTTGATGATTCCGTTAAGGAATTGACCTCTATTGGCGCAATTGTGACCGATAAGCGCAAGCGACCAGACGGTTCATACTCAAGCAATTTGTACTACATGTGGCCGTCAATTCCTGAGGGGGTAGCCGCTAAAACACCCCTAGGTAGCCGCCAATCTCCTATAGGGGTAGCCGCCAATCTCCTACAACATGAAAGAACATTAATAGAAAGAACATTAGAGAAAGATATATCTCGTAGCAACGAGAAGAAGAAGAAGACGAGGAAGTCTTCGTTTGAATACTCTGTTGACTTTGAAGAGTTGTGGTCTATCTACCCACGCCCAGTTGATAAGAAGGGTACGTTTGGTTGCTTCAATGCTCGAATCAAGGAAGGTGTGCCTTACGAAGAGTTGAAGACCGCTCTTGAGAAGTACATTTCGCTTCGCCATGGAGAAGACCTTAAGTACACCATGCTTCCTAAGACCTTCTTTGGCCCCTCTGAACGCTGGAAAGAATTCCTACCAAAAAGCGCTAAGGGCAAAGAACTTAGTGGAGATAAATTGCAATCTGCTATTATCTACGACGAATATGATAGTGAAGATGGCTTTTGGGTTGATGAAAAGGGCAATGCTCGATTTGACAATCCTGCCATGATGGGCTATACTCGTCCCACCAACGATGAAGGTCAGTTGGTTGATGCAGGTGGAAACCCGTACACCCTGGATGCTCAGGGTAAACGTCGCTCTATCGATTATTGGAACTAACAGGGAAGGTTTTGCATAGTGGGCAATACAAACATTCCGCATGATATTGTTGCGGAAGAATCATTAATCGGTTCGATGATTTTATCGACAGAGGCTGTCGTCGTAGGCATTGACGGTTGCCGTGTCGAGGATTTTTACAGTCCATTCAACGCACGGGTCTACGGAGCAATATGCCGTCTGTTCTCTAAGGGCTCGAAGATTGACATCGTTACCATCTCGGCTGAGATGAACGACAACGAAGCCATTACCAAACTTTCGAGTATGGTCATTGACACTCCTTCGGCTTCTAATGCCCAGGAGTACGCTTCGATTATTTACAAGCACAGCACTGCTCGCTCCCTTCTGCACAAGTTCAGTGAATCAAACGAGTTGATTCTTGGTGGTGCAGACCCATACATGGTTGCGCAGGGCTTGGAGAAGTCTCTTTCCGGCATTGGTCAGTTCGACGTTAAAGAGCCAGAAGCAATGACAATGTACGAACTTGAGGAAAACGCTGATGCGATTGCTCCGGTTGTTATTCCTGGCATGATGAACCGTGACTACCGAACGATTGTTGTTGCTGAAGAAGGTGCTGGTAAGTCGCTCTTGCTACGAACCATTGCTATGTCGGCTTCGCAGGGCTTCCACCCGTTTAGCCACCAGCGCATTGACCCAGTTCGTTGCCTGATTGTTGACCTTGAAAACCCTACACAGGCTATTACGCAGACCGGTGTTCCCTACATGAACATGCTGAAGAGCAAAGACCCAGACAACTTTGACAGTGAGCGTTTGAAGTTCTGGCGTCGTCCTGGCGGTATCGAGATTCGTCGTTTGTCGGACAAGGCTGAACTACAGCGAGAGATTGCATCTCACCGACCAGAACTTGTTTGCATCGGACCGATTTACAAGATGTATCGCCGTGGAGCAAACGAATCATACGAAGATTCAGCGGACGAAGCGATGGCTGTTCTTGACGACCTTCGCACCAAGTACGACTTTGCGCTTGTTATGGAACACCACGCGGCTAAGGGTAAGGCTGGAGAAAAGAGAGACCTTTCGCCAATGGGTTCACAGCGATGGATGGCTTGGCCTGAATCTGGTATATCCTTGTACAAGGATTCGATGGACCCAACAATGCTTCATGTTAAGCGTTACCGTGGAGACCGTCTTCAGGGGATTGATTGGCCTAGCCGTTTGATACGAGACCGAGAGTGGCTCATCAGCGGAGTTTGGGATTGATATGACCGTTTTAGCCGCTTACACATCACCTGATGGTTGCTACATGTCATTTGACTCGGCAGCGTCTGATGGTGAAACAATTTACCGAACCACAACCGACAAGGCTTTCATTCATTCTGGCAACGGCATCATTGGAGCCGCAGGTTCGTGGCGAATTATAAATCTTCTTGCGAAGTTAAAAGGTCGCAAGTGCTCTCCGCAGATGATTGTGGAGATGCTAAAGAACGTCAAGGGTGAAGAAGAAGCAGTCAAGGAGACTGAAATTCTTTGCGCTTGGCCAAATCGCCCTCTTGTCATCATTCAAGGTGACTTAGCGGTGATTGAAATGGAACAGCCCTTTATGGCTGTTGGCTCAGGAGCCGCTTATGCGCTTGGTTATTTAGAAGCCTGCGAAGAAGTCGGCGCTCTTGAACTTGATTGCGCAGTGGAAGTAGCAATTCAATACTCCACTGACGTAATTGGCCCAGTAAAAAGTCTTTACTGCGGGTCGAAGTAGAAAGGTACTGATGAAGTATCTAGCCATTGTTTGTTTGTCCGTTGCGTTCGTTAGCACCGGAGGAAGTACGTCTTCCCATCCGCCAGTGGCGGAGCAAACTACAACTACGACAAACACAACAACAAGTACATTGTGGAATCCACCAGCCCTTTCGGGTCCAGTGGCTAAACCACAAACAAAGATAGTAACCGCAAAGCAGATTGTTGCTACTGAGCCAAGCCCAGAGTTGGCTAGTGAAACTCAGTGGGACACACAATCTACTGACCCAACAGCGTATTGGCCTAGCGAGGGAAGTCCTATTAACTCGCTACCAATCTCTGCGCAGATTACATTCGCTTGCATTCGATACCACGAAAGTCGGAATCACCTGACAAGCGTTAATGTTTATTCTGGCGACGGTGGTCTCTACCAATTCTCTTCGCTAATTTGGCAAGCGTATGGTGGATTGCAATATGCACCAAAACCTGAACAAGCAACTGGGAATGAACAAGACCAGGTTGCAGTAAATGTGTATAATCACAACGGCGGATTTTACCCTGAGTGGTCTGCCGACAATTGTTGAAATTGAAAGGAACAGCAATGAATTTTGAAGAATGGTTCAAGTATGGGCTTGAAAATGGATTTTGTAGTGAGCAGTTTTGCAACACTCACGACGCCTATCCGATGCACGAAACTGAAGAACGAGCATGGGAAGAAGGTGGAGACCCGTGCGCACACATGGTTCGATTAGGAATGCCTTCCGACTGGGCTTTGCCAGAATGGTGGTTTAACAACTAATGTCTTGGCGCATGGAAGCATCATGTCGGGGTGCAGATGTAAGTTTGTTTTACCTTCAAGGGGTAGCAAGAAAAGAAGTAGTCCAGATGTGCGAGCAATGTCCTGTTTTGCAACAGTGTGCAAAGCACGCACTTCACAACGAAGCCTTTGGCTATCAGGGCGGTATGACCGAAAAAGAGCGTTACTATTTGCGCAAGGAACTTGGCATTCCAGAACCTGAAAAGAATGACGACATGCGCAGAACCATACATCGTCGCAAGGGTGGCATTGGTCTTCACTCTAATGACATTGTTCATGGAACACGCAAGGGTTATTTGCAAGAAGTACGAATGAACGCACCAACTTGTGAAGAATGCAAACAAGCAAATAACGAGTTTATGAGAAACTACAAGGCGAAGAGAAGGGCGGCGGCATGACAGACGAAGAAGTTTGGTCAGAAAACTTCCCTGATAGAAAGATTCCTGGAAGCGCAGAACCTGAGGACGGAAAGTGCGGTGCAAAACTTCGCAACAAAGAACTCAAGGAACTCGGTTTGGTTCGATATTGCGCCAAGACCAGCGGCATGGGCACATCGCACTTTGGAGAAGGCGCGTGCAAGTGGCATCTTGGTAACACAATGAACCACGTCAAGGGCGCTGTTCAAGTTCAGATGCAAAAGGAACTTGTTTCTATTGCGGAGAAACTTGGCGAACCAGAACCAATGGGACCACCAGAAGTAGAGGCTTTTAAATTGGCTTCCAAAATGAAGCAGTGGACGTTGATTCTTGAAGACAAGATGGGCGAACTAAACGGCATTCTGGAAGTGACTGACAAGGCTGGAGTGGAACACGTCCGTGCTTTGATTGAAGTCATGGAGCGTGCCTGGGAGCGTTATCAAGGCGCTCTGGAGTTTATGCTTAAGTTCGACCTACACAAAAGAATTGTTGAATTAGAAGAACGTCAAGCAAACTTGATTGGTAGCGCCTTTATGGCAATCATTTTGAGCCAAGACCTTAAGTTGTCTGAAGCACAGATTGACATTGCTCGCCAAATGTTTGCAGACAGAATGACCGAACTTGGTGGAGAGATGGAACCAAGTTGGGCTTCTGGAATTATCGACGCAGAAATCGTTGATTAAGAGTCAGTCAGCCAAGAGGAAAGCCCCAGCCGAAAGGCTGGGGCTTTTCCTTTTAACCGTCCGACACGGAGATTAAGCGTTGGCGTACTCTCGGTTTTCGCCAACATAACGGACATAAATGTCCCATTTGCGTTGTTCGTTCAAACGGGCTGTTGCCTCGTATGGCAACTTGTAACGCAGTTCCTTAGTCAGGCTGTTCAGCCCGCTAAGTGTGCGCAAAGCCTGTCCGGTGTCTCCACCAGTGTTTGAATCCTTCTTCCATACAAACCACTGTCCAGGGTTCTCCTGAAGTTGTGTACGACGAGCAATCGTCTTTGCTGATGGACCTCGACCAGCAATTGAATTGCGTGGACGTGGGCTCTCTGCTACAAGTGGCTTAATGTTTTCTGTAATTTCATTCATATAATTTCCTTTCTCAAAGTTTTTTTAAAAATTGCGTAGGCAGCGCCTACATGTGCGAGGGGTGATGCAAAGGCGCCGGTTCTCTCCAACGACGCCTTTGCATTGCTAGGCACATTGGGGGAACGCACCTAACAAACTTTATTAAGAATCACGTTTGGATTTGGCAGCCTCTCGCTCCGCCAGTCCATCCTTGACTAAATACAATCCACGCTTTACTTTGGAGAAATAGTCGGTGTTCTTAACCAGTTTTAAAGCAACTGAATTCGATACCTTCATCATACTTTGTATTTCCGGTACTGTCAACTCTAAAGTTGCATTAACTCTTGCCCATTCAGGCAATTCCTTGTTAATGTCTCGACGCTGTGCCTTGCGGTCAACAAGAACCTCTTTGCCGGTCAATTCTTCAATCAAAGTTTTGCTGACAAAGTGATTAACGAGCGTTTCGACAACGTTCAAGCCTTCACGTTCCGCCTTGCTGATGATAGCCAAAGCACGTCCACGCTCGCTTCTTTCAAAAACTGCGTGGTAGTCAACAGGCGAATCCAATTTAATCCTCCAAAAGGCTGTGAACTGCCTCTGTCAGAACTTGACCAATGAAAACTCCTATAGAGAATCCTCTTTCAAATGTTGAATCGGCCATCATGGCAATCTCTTCTAACTTGTCTTCAGACACGGCAACAATCGCTTTGTTCCCGTCCAAAAGTTCAATCAGTTCATAACCAATCTGCTTGTCATGGATGGCATCATTTGGAACATGAACCGCCGTAACCTGCAAACCACCGTAAAGAACGGTAGTAATTGCATTCTCCATTGGTGGTTCCTCTGTGCGAAAACTGTTTCCCTTAAATCCTTTCAAACCCACTCCTTTCAATAATCTGTCTATGTACTATAGCACATCAGTAGGGGTAATGTCAAATGCTCTAAACTTACCCTGTGCCTCAAGTACATTCCAATCTATGTCTTCCAGGTCGTAACCTTCGTCCAACTCAACCTCTGCTACTAGCCGGTAAGTTGAAACGTTACGACTTTTATAATCCTCAACGCATTTTTTTAAAGATTCAACGTCCCATAGGACTGTAGCCAGCACCCTGTTTGTTGAATCCATAAGACGAACCTCGTAAGCCGGTACTTCTTCTTCTCCGGCATCAAGAACCATCAACGCTCGTTCAACCGCTTGCCAAGTTGGAAGTGCGTTGCACATCTCGGCAAACAACTCAAAAACCTCTACTCTTGTTGCTTCATCTTCGAAGAAAACGCCAATTTCTGTGTACGCTCTGCCACGCTTTTCATACATAGCAATCGTCCACTTATTCACATCTTCATAGTAAAAATTAAACATTATTTTTCCTCACAGGAATTTTTTAAAAACTACGAAGGCTCGTCTTCGGAGACGTACTCTTCACAGTCTGAATCAACTATCATTCCCCAAGCATCATACCTGGTGCATTCCTTACAACCTAAAAGTTCTAAGTCTTTTTCACCTTCGGGGTTCTGATTTATGTCCCACAAGTGGTACTCGTAATCACAACCACAACGGCAATAGGGCATCTCAATTGTCGTCAACGTCGTCCCATCCGTTCTCTTCGCACAGAATCAACAAAGCAGTGGCGCTGTCAATGGAACAACTGTCCAAAGGGAAAGCCTTCTTTGCGTCTTCGGTGAACTTGTAATACATCTCGTCTTTTCGATACTTTGTAATGCCGGTAGATGCGTTGTAAGCCACCGCAATCTCTTCGCCGTCCGTATGGACAACATAGCCAAGCCAGTTGCCGTTGTCGTTCACTACATCCATAACAAAGTAGTAATTCTCCAAAACCGAAACGTCAAACGGCATAAGCAAATCTGCTTCTAGGTCATCCATCTCGTCAATCATTCTGTCAATGTGAATCACTCGTTACCACCAATGTATCGAACGTAGATTCGGCGCAGTTTCTTGCCGTTCTCGGTGTAATTACGATACGCTCGCTCGTATTCCTTACCGCCAAAAATAGGTGGCACAGCGGCGTAACTAACGCCTTCTGCAATCAAAGCCCACTTGCCAGGGTTTTTGCGCAACTCAACGTCAATCTTCTGCAAACGTCCAGTTCCACGCCTCCCCTTGCCGGTCTCTGATACTGGCGGTTCTTGCCAAATAATCTCTGTAGTCATAATAAGTCCTTTCTCCTTCTAACTAATGTCAATCAACAAATCTCTGTCTTCTTCAGACCAGGGATTCTCGGTAAAGTAATAACCAACTGCATTCACAATCTTTCTGCCAGCAATCAATTGTTCGTTGTCTAATAGTGTCCATACAAATTGACTGTCAAGTTCTGAAACGTACTTGAACTCTTCGCCGTAGGTTTCAAACTTTACGTCGTCCCAAGCGTTGTATGGGTTAAATGTAGGCTTGTATTTTTCTGCCCAGTCTTCCCACTTCATGCCAACTCCAACTCTCTGTCTGTAATTGGCTTTTCGGTGATTTCTAGTGCATTAATAAAAGCAATAATGTCGTAACTGTCTGTTGGAGTATCACCCCAACTCATTCCGCCGGTGATGTAGTAGTGCCTACCTTCCAGAACAAGTATTGCTGTGTCACTGAGATTCCAACCACTTTCAAAAAAATTAAAAACCTCGTTAGCCTTTTCAGAAACAAAAGAATCAAAGTCTTCTCCGTCGTAATAGATTCCACAATCTTCAAGGTTTGACAAAACTTCTTCACGGTCAATTTTTAAAAAACGTTGCTTTATTACGCTAGCGACAGTGAACCCGCTGAACAAAACGTCTCCATCTCCGGTGTATGGAATACGGCAAATCGAATAAATGAAGTCTGCACCCATTTTAAATCCTTTCTGTTAATCACCACCACTTTTTGGTGATGAACCATTGTACCACATTAAACTTAGTTTGTCAAATCCTAAAAGTGAAAGTCCACTGCAACAAGATACTGCTGAGTAGGGTTCTTTTCAATTCGACCCTTGACGTACTTGTCGCTCGTTCCGCCATCTGTAAGGTCGTAGAAATAACTGTCGGGCTTTGAATAACCGCTTGCAACCTCTAGCGCCGTTGCCAGTCGGTAAGCGTCCATACCTAGTTTGCCGAAACCAAACTCTTCGCCGTTGTATTCCTTCAAAGATTGCAACACTCCTTCAATGTCCGCCCTCTCCATCAAACTCTGAACTTCAATGGCTCGGTTTTCTTTTGCCTTATTAAGGAGTTCATTAAACTTCTCTGGGTTCTCGGCGTAATTTACAACAGTGAATTCGTCATCCCAACGACCACCAACTACTGCCCAATCAGACCAACTAAAAAATCCATTTTCAATGTGGTCTTCTACTTCAATTTTGGCATCTGAAATGCTCTCTGCCTCTACTGCGATACGGTGCATAATGTGCATTATTTAATCCCTTTCTCTTAATACCGCTTTTCGGTATGTAACCAGTGTAGCACACAAAATCTATTTTGTCAAGTCAGTCAATCAAAAAATCTAAGTCTGCTCCGTCAGCAACAACAATCTGACTGATTCCTTCGGGGGAATCCCAACTTAGAAAGTAGTTGTTGTAATCGTCACTGCCCACAACTCGGCATTCTCCAAGTTGCTCGGCATCAATCCATCTCTGCTTTGTTTCGCCACCGTCACCCACATAGGCGGTAACGCTAATTGAATCTTCACCTCGTACTTTTGCCCTAAGCATTGTTCTTCCCCTTGCAATTGTGCCTTTCAAATGCTCGTCGCATTGAACGGGCATCCCCTAGAGGAAACAACTTGTCGCAGTAAGGGCAACAGGTCGCTTTAATGTTGGTGGTAAGTGTCTCGGCGTAATTTTTCTTAGCCATTAGTTTCTCCCAATCAATTCTGCCAGCAAGTTTTCATTTTGCTGGTAAATCTCCAGTTCGATTTCTTCAAGTGGTAGAAATTCGTCAGCATCCGTGTCGTAGATGCCATTTTCCATCCAGTCTTCCAGTTGCCATTTTTTAGATTCGGCGTCGTAGTAGACGGTGTATCGGTATTGTTTAGCCATTAGTCCACCTTCTTCGCTGTGAAGAAAGCGTCCTTAATTGGATACCAAACGTTAAGCCACTGTTGCAACTTCTCGGAAGAATTAAAACGCTTCTTCTGAACGGTGTCCATAACGTGCTTACTCAGTTCTCGAAACTGCTCTGGGGTCAATTCAAGTGTGTATGTTGCCACATTTATTCCTTTCAACTAGCAGGGCTTTTCCCTGATGCTATCCAGTATAGCACATAAAACTTAGTTTGTCAAGTCCATTCTTTTTGGCGCTGACCAAATCTCGTAAGAACCACAATCGGGGCATTTTGTAGGTAGTCCGAATACGCTGTAATCCCCTACTTTCAAGCACCCATAGCACTCCAACAGCGTCCAAGACTTTTCTTCCGTCTTCATTAGTTATCCCACTTTCTAATTGTTGCTTTCATTAGCCCCATACCTCATCTTCGTCCATACTGTTCATTTCTTCAA